TAGACGTAAAGGATGGAGAATTTGAATACTTTGATGTAGTAGGTGTAGAAGATAGTCAGTTTTATGCTAATGATATTGTTTCTCACAACTGTGAGTTTTTAGGTTCATCATCGACTCTAATAGCCGGTACTAAACTTAGAACATTAGTATATCAAAACCCTATAAAAGCTGATGAGTATTTAAAAATATTTAAGTATCCAGAAAAGGAATGCATTTATGCTATAGCAGTAGATACTGCTAGAGGACGTGAAGGTGACTATTCAGCATTCAAAGTTTTTGATATAACAAAAATACCTTATGTAGATGTTGCAACTTATAGAAATAAAGAGATTGACCCGCTAGTTTACCCTTCAATGGTATATAATCTAGCAAAATATTATAATAACGCAGTTGTTTTAGTTGAAATAAATGATGTGGGACAGCAGGTCGCTGATATCCTACAACACGACCTAGAGTATGATAATTTAATTTTTAGCTATTCATCCCCGCTTAAAGGTGCAGTAGTATCTGCCGGATTCTCTGGAAGCTCACATGCAGGTGTTAGAACCACCAAACTGACCAAAAAGATAGGTTGCTCTAACCTTAAATCTCTAGTAGAAAACGACAAGCTTATCATTAATGATTTCGATACGATTCAGGAATTATATAGATTTGTAAGTAATGGTACGTCGTATGAAGCAGAAGAAGGTAATGATGATTTAGTAATGTGTTGTGTGTTATTTGCCTGGCTTACAGACCAGCAATACTTTAAAGATCTAGCAAACAATAATTTTAGAAAAAATTTATATGAAGATAGTATCCAACGAATAGAAGACGAGCTTCTTCCTTTTGGTTTTATTGAAGATAATATGCCTGAGCAACTAGTGGAATTTCCTAAAGTAGTAGATCTGGATGAGGAAAAATTATCATTTAACAAGTGGATGATTAGTTAAATTTTGTATTTTATAAATAAAAGAGAAGACTTACGTCGATTTTAATTTTTTCTTGAAGGAGATACAAAATGCCATTTCAAGTCAGTCCAGGCGTTAATGTTACTGAAATTGATTTGACTACTGTAGTTCCAGCTGTATCAACAACAGAAGGCGCCATTGCTGGTGTTTTTCGTTGGGGCCCAGTTGGTAAACGCATTCTAGTTGATTCAGAGCAAGTACTAGCCGCTACATTCGGCAAGCCAAACAATAATAACTACGAAACATTTTTTACTGCTGCAAACTTCCTTTCATATGGCAACAAGCTATATGTAGTTAGAACTGCTAATACAACTGACGTTGCCGGTGATAATGGTGCTCTTACAGCATATGCAAACGTTGGTGGTGCAGTAACGAATGTAGTATCGTTAGTAGTAAGAAACGATGACTCATCGAGAGATACAGCTGAGGGTGAAACAAACGTCAAGTTTATTGCTAGATACCCAGGTGCTCTAGGTAATTCACTTAAGGTTTCTGTTTGCGATACAGTAAACGGTTTCTCGCAATCGATTTCTCTTACTAATGGTGATGCAAACCTTAGCTCAGTCGCAACCCAAACAACTATCGTTTCTACGACTGGTTCAAATACATTCCAAATTCTAATTGCTAATAGCGGTACAGGTACTCTAACCGAAGCTAACACTAGACTCACAGCAGTTCTAGCTCAACTATCCGTTGGTGATTTAGTTGAAGTAGGAAATAGCACAGTAGGTACACAATACCTTAAGGTTACAGCTAAAGGGTCAGCAACTTCAAACGATACCACAGCTTACGCTAATGTTAGCACCTCATCTAAGTATACTTTAGATAACGTGAATGCTGGTGCTCCAACTCTTAACAGAATCTGGGAATATGCTACTTCATTCGACAAAGCTCCAGGCACTTCTACATACCAAGGTGAGTTTGGTAATGCAACAGCTGTTGATGAAGTTCATACAGTAGTGGTAGACGAAGACGGTTCGATTTCTGGTGTTGCTGGCACAATCCTAGAAGCTTATCAAGGACTATCAAGAGCAACAGATGCTAAGACACCTGACGGCAATTCAAATTACATGAAAGATGTAATTAACAATATGTCGAAGTATGTATACCATACTAATGGTGTTAAGTCAAGCTACTTTAATACTGCAACAGCACTTTCGTCACTTTCAAATACAGCAACGGTCAAGATGTCGCTAGGTGGTGGTTCAGACGGAAGCAGCGAATCAGGAGTCTCCCTAGGTATTCTTTATTCAGGTTACGACCTGTTTAAGTCAGCAGAAGACGTCGATGTATCTTTAGTGCTTCAAGGTAAAGCAAAAGGCACAGCTGCTCTAGCAAATTATATTATCGATAATATTTGCGAATCAAGAAAGGATTGCGTTGCATTCATTTCGCCAACAAAAGAGACGGTAGTTAACAATTCTGCTCAAGATGAAGCAGATGATATAGTTACTTTCAGAAATAGCGTTACATCAACATCGTATGGTGTAATGGATTCTGGCTACAAGTATCAATATGACAAGTATAATGACGTATATCGTTACGTACCTCTAAATGGCGATATCGCCGGGCTTTGCGTAAGAACAGATGAAATAAGAGATGCTTGGTGGTCACCAGCAGGCTTTAATAGAGGTATTATCAAGAATTCGATCAAGCTTGCGTTTAATCCAAGAAAGTCGCACCGTGATGAGCTCTACAAGGCCGGTGTTAACCCAGTAGTAACTTTCCCAGGTCAAGGCACACTGCTCTACGGTGATAAGACTCTTCTAGCTAAGCCATCAGCATTCGATCGTATTAACGTACGTAGATTGTTTATCGTGCTAGAAAAAGCAATTGCTACAGCAGCCAAGTATACACTGTTCGAATTCAACGATCCGTTCACTCGTGCTCAGTTCAAGAACCTGGTAGAGCCATTCCTACGCGATGTTCAAGGTCGCCGTGGTATTTACGACTTCAAGGTTGTTTGCGATGAGACAAACAACTCACCAGAAGTGATTGATAGAAACGAATTTGTTGGCGATATTTACATTAAGCCGGCTAAGTCTATCAATTTCATCCAGTTGAATTTCGTAGCAGTGAGATCTGGTGTCGAATTCTCAGAAATTGTTGGTCGATTCTGATCATAAATAAATTTAAGGAGAATAGACATGGCATTCAATGTAAACGAGATTAGAAGTCAGTTAACACTAGGCGGGGCAAGACAATCCTTATTCCAGGTTGTCTTTAACAACCCTGCCAATAGTGTTGCTGACATCAAAGTACCATTTATGGTAAAGGCAGCTCAAATCCCTGCCTCAACACTAGGCACTATCCAGGTGCCTTACTACGGTCGTAAAATTAAGTTAGCTGGTGACAGAACATTTGATGCATGGACAGTTACAGTCATTAACGATGAAGACTTTCTCATCCGTAATGCTATGGAACAATGGTCCAATCAAATCCAAACACACCAAGGTAACTTAAGATCGTTTGGTGGTGCTAGCCCATCGCTTTACAAGGCTCAAGCACAAGTTACGCAGTTTTCTAAGACTGGTGTACCTATCAGAACTTATAATTTCAATGGCATCTATCCAGAAACCATCTCTAATATTGATGTAAGCTGGGAGTCAACAGACGCTATTGAAGAGTTCACAGTAACATTCCAGTATGACTATTGGGAAGTTTCTGGAGGTATTACTGGTAATGCTGGTGGTGTATAACCACTAATTTGAGGTTATTATGAATTTATTTGGTTTTGAGATAAAGCGATATGATGACACCCCTCAGCAAAAAGACAAGACCCCGTCATTCGTTCCAGAATTAAAGGATGACGGGGCTGTTGTTGTTGCTGCAGGAGGCGCCTACGGTACATACATCGACCTAGAAGGCACAGTTAAATCAGAGTCTGAATTAGTTAACAAATATCGTCAGATGTCTATGCATCCAGAAGTAGATTCTGCTATTGACGATATCGTAAATGAAGCAATAGTCGTTGAGCAAGATGAAGATACAGTATCTATCATGTTAGATGATATTAGCGTATCTGATTCTATTAAAAAGACTATTACACAAGAATTTAAAACAATTCTTGATCTTCTAAATTTTAATAATCAGTGCTACGACATCTTTAGAAGATGGTACGTAGACGGAAGATTGTATTATCATTTAGTTATTGATATTACAAATCCTAAATTAGGCATTCAAGAATTAAGATATATTGATCCTAGAAAAATCAGAAAAATAAAAGAAGTAAAGAAAAAGAAAGATCAGAAGACTGGTGCACCTATCACTACAACTGAAGCAGAATACTTTCTTTTTAGCGAAAGATACTTTACAGATAAGACTGCCGCAGCTAGTTCTAATCCAGCCGCTGGTGTCAGAATTGCAAAAGATAGCGTAGTTCAAGTTACATCCGGTCTCATGGATGTTAGTAACTCACTTGTATTATCTTATCTACACAAAGCTATCAAACCTCTAAATCAGCTTAGAACTCTAGAAGACGCTACTGTTATTTACAGAGTGTCAAGAGCACCAGAACGTAGAATATTCTATATTGACGTAGGTAATTTACCTAAGATGAAGGCTGAGCAATATCTTAGAGATATGATGGTAAGACATAAGAACAGAGTCATTTATGATGCGTCTACTGGAGAAATAAGAGACGACAGAAAGTTTATGACGATGTTAGAAGATTACTGGCTCCCAAGACGTGAAGGTGGTAAAGGCACAGAAATTACAACATTGCCTGGTGGTAACTTGGTAGGTGAACTAGCAGATGTCGAATACTTCCAACAAAAACTCTATGAATCATTAAACGTACCAGTTTCAAGACTGAAGACTGATACTGCTTTTAATTTAGGAAGATCCACAGAAATATCTAGAGATGAAGTAAAATTCTCAAAGTTTATTGATAGAGTAAGACTTAAATTTTCTCAACTATTTCTTAAGTGTTTAGAAAGACAACTGGTCTTAAAAGGTATTATTACCTCTGAAGACTGGGATGATTTTAAGTTAAGAATTAAATTTAATTTTGCTAAAGATAATTATTTTGCCGAACTTAAAGAATCAGAAATTTTAACTGAAAGACTTAACAATCTTAACTTGATTGCACCTTATGCCGGTAAGTATTATTCTAATGTCTGGATTAGAAAGCATGTTCTAAGACAAGATGATGAAGATATAGAACAAATAGATAGCGAAATAAAAACTGAAGTAGATGATCCTCAATATAATCCTCCTGTTCTGGATAATACGGACATAAATCAACCACCATCGCAGCCATCTGCGTCTGCTCAAAAACCTTAATTATAAATATATAAAATGGAGAAAAAATGACTGACTTTACAATTGATGATATGATTAACAGTGTTTTAGAAAAGCAGCCAGATACCTTTAAGGGCGCTTTTAGCAGCATCATGCAGGCTAAGATTGCTGACGCTATCGAGTATAAGAAGCAAGAGGTAGCACAGTCGATGTATGGCGATGAGCCTGAAGAAGATCAAGAAGATCAAGAAGACGAAGAAGAATACTCAGAAGAAGAACCAGCTGAAACAGAGGACTAAAATGGCTAAAGCTCTTAAAACTATCATCAACACCACACCTACTAAAAATGGTGGGTATGTACCTAAAGCAGGTGATGAGCAAAAATTTGTTAATAAGCACGTTATTGCTAAGCATTCAGATGCTAATGGCAACGATGATGACGTCTTTGACGGCGCTAAAGTGAAGCCTGTTAACAGAAAAGCTACCAAACACGGGTATAATGCCGGCGATGATAGTAAAGTCTACGAAGAGCTTGAGATTAGCGAAGTTACTCACGAAGGAGCTGTTCGTGCAGCTTCTGTTTGGAAAAACAAAGGTGATCTAAAGCGTTATCAACTTTACATGAAGCTTGCCGCTGCTTTAGACAGAGGTGATAAAACCACAGCATCAGGGTTTGAAAACCAGTTAAGAAGCATGAAAGAGGAATCAGAGTTAGATGAAAAGCTTAACCCATCGATGGGCGCTGGTAAGTATGTTTCAGATTTTGAAAAGTCTGCTGCGCCTCAATTTGCCGGTAAGTCAAAAGCAAAGCGTAGAATGATGGGTGTAGCTGCTTACCTTTCAGCCAAGAAGGGCGGTATGAAAGAAGAAGTAGAACATCTAGATGAAAATGATTATATGAAATCTGTTCGTAGAAGAGTGGCCAAAAATGATGCTGAAAGATATAAGCAATATGCAAAACATGACGCAGAAAAAGGCCATACTGCCGGGGCAAAGTTATATAGCAAAGCAGCTGAACATTCTATGAAAAAGGCCAATGAGGAAATCGAACAAGTAGATGAACTAGACAAGTCGACAATGCGCAGCTATGTTAATAAAGCTGCGGTCGACCTAGTTCGTTCAGGAAATACTTTAGGAAGAATTCAA